TCTTGAGGAATGGTGAAGCTATTGATTTAGATACTGATGCTAGACTAAGAGATTATGTTACTAGTATAAACAATAAAGGAGAAAGCTTAGAAGATATATATAAGAGATGTGCCAAGGATCTTATTACGATAGGATCTTTTAGTGTTCAAGCTGTTAAGGAAAGTGGGTTTACCTTCTACTTTCATCAAGACACAACAGAAGTAAGATTAGAGAAAGAGAACGAACTAAACATTATAGAGAATGCGTACATTTCGCCTGATTGGTATTCGATTAAGAATGAAGATAAGGAAGGTGTTGAGGAAGTTATTGAGAAAATACCTATGTTTACCAAGGGAACAAGAGAAGCAAATTCTATTATTTATAGAAGAGAATATTCTCCTGAACATAGATATTATGGTTTACCTGATTACGTTGGTGCTTTACACTGGATTGATATTAGTTATAAAATTCCTACATTTAATTTAACAAGGTTTAAAAATGGTTTTATGCCTTCTGCTGTTGTTGATTTAGTAGGAGAGCCACCAGAAGGAATGACTCCAGAAGATTATATTACTAATGTAGTTATCCCTAAATTTACTGATGAAGGGAACAATAGTAAGATCTTATTCCAGATGGTAGATAGCCAAGATAATAAGACTAATGTTCAATTATTTGATGGGATTAAAGATGGAGACTTTACAGAGCTTCAACAATTAGCAGATCAAAATATAATATCTTCTCATAGATGGCATCCTTCATTAAGTGGTATTCAAACTGCTGGAAAGTTAGGATCTAGTCAAGAGATTAGAAATGCTTTCGAGTTGGTTAATAATACAGTAATCAGAGGTTATAAGAATATGTTGATTCCAGTTTTTAATATGATGTTGGAAGAAGCTGGTTTTGGAGATGTTACTATTAAGGTACATACTAAGTCTCCTATTACTTATGCTAATGAGATAAGCGTAGAACAAGCTTTAAGTAAGAATGAGAAGAGAGATCTTTTAGGATTCGAAGCTCAAGAGGAAGATGTTAAAGAAGTAAGACAAGCTTTAAATGGAGCTCAAGTTACTTCAATGGTAGAAGTAGTAACTAATTATAATTTAGGTAATGTAGATAGAGATAGTGCGATAGAAATATTAAAAATTGCGTTCTCTGTTACTGATGAGGAAGCGCAAATTATAATACCTAATCAGAGATTAAATACAATAGAAAACGAATAAAAAAATGGGATACACGATTACAAATTTAGGTACAGATATTAAAGTTACTGATGGAGTAGATAATAGCTGGTTATTTCCAAAAGATGGAACAATGGTTTACCATTATGGAGATAAGGTTAGATTAACTCATGGAACAGTAAAAATAGATATTGATTATACTGCTGTTGATGCTCCAAGCGTAGCGAGTGGATCAGATTTATTTAATGAGATTGAAGACTTTAAACAAGCAGGAGATGCTTCTACAAGCTCTATTCAAACAGAAGTAGCTTACAACAACGCTTCTACTCAATTAGTTGCAGAAAACTTAGACAGAAAAGGTATTCAAATATTCAATAAAACAGATGCTTATATTACTATTGAATTAGGTAATGTTACTGTTGTATTAAATGAGGGTCAAGAGATTGCTGTTGATAAAGGTACTTTCATTGAAACAACGGAAGAAGTTAAATTTATTTGCAATACTGCTACGTCAGGAAAAGTAATCGCAATAGAATATTTATAATATGAAGTTAAGAGCAGATAATATATTTTCAGCATCATTTGGTAGTATAGGTCAAGGATTAGGTTATGGCAATCTACTTGAAGATGTCGCAAGTGGAGGTGGATGTACAGCTGTTAAATCTGATCAACTACAGATAGGATCTGGAACTTCCAATGCTTCTTATGCTCCTTTTTATGGGTTATATGATTATTCTTGGTATGGTGCTATTTGGGAAGCTTCTGAGTTTACAGGAACAGCAGATGGTCAAATTAAGATTACAGGTTTTGAAATGCAAAGAGGAAGTGTTACATCTCCTTATCCTACTAATAATATGCAAATATGGTTAAGTGAAATAGATGAGAATTTATTTGATTCTGATCCTGCTGTTGATGGTGCAGACCTAACCAAAACAAATGAAGTTAAAGTATTTGATGGTAATTTAACATGGGCTAGTGGATGGAACGAAATAACATTTGACACTAACTACTGCTTTAGTGGAACTAAATCTTTATTAGTTGAATTTAGAAATTATGATGGTACTTGGACATCTGGTTATGGTCATGGAGAATATGCTGTAGCAATATCTAAGGCAGCTTATAAAGCATCAGACAATGCTTATCCAACAGGAAATGGAACTAGAACTAATGGAAGAATTAATACGATTTTTAAATATTAATTATGGCAGTTAATACACAACAATTACAAGCAGATTTAAGTGTTTATGGTACAATCAATTATTGTGATGTTCATAGTGATTACAGCTATGTTATTGTTATCGAGGGAGTAAGTGAAGAAGATAAAACAACGGTAGAATCAATAGTAGAATCTGCTTGTAGTACTGATTATCCCGTATATTTATCATGTACTTTAGTTAATGGAGTTTTTAAATGTGAAAGAAATAAGTAATCATGGCACATAATACAGAAATAATAACAAGTACTGAGGTTAGAGATTATGTTATAAATAGTGTTCAGTTCGACGTAGCATTATTAGAAAATAGAATCATTAACTATCAAAGGAAATACGTAAGAAAGGCTTTAGGTAAAGATTTCTATGATGAGATCCTGGACCAAGTAGAAAACACTACTTTAACTTCTGATAATACAATTTTGCTAGATAGTTATATTAAACCTATGTTAGCTCATTATATTGTATTTGAGGAGATGCCTTATTTAAGAACTCAGATAGGATCATTAGGAGCTAGAAATCCTTTAGATGATTTAAGCGGACAAGCTGATGACCAAGACTACGGTTTATTAAGAAGAAGATTATCTTCTGATGCTGATCTAATGAAGCAGAATTTAATCCAATATATAACGGATGAACAAGATAATGATTCTTCTAAATATCCATTATTTGAGGGATGTGATGATAGTAATAATTCTAAATACTTTATAACTTATTAATAATATGGAAAAGTGGTTACCTTTATTAATTCAAATACTAACTCCTATAATGGTTTTATATGTGGGTGTGGAGCTTAATGATAAGAGAGATCATGATAAACAGTTATTAATGGAGGTTAAGGATATTAAAGCTAGTATTCATGAATCTGCTATTATTTTCGAAGGAATGAATGTAAAAGTAACGAACTTAGAAAGAAGGGTTACTAATATTGAAAATAAATTAGACAACGAAAAAGTTAAATAGATGGCTACTCCTGAAAATTTACATAAAAATATACCTAATTCACAATTACATGATCCTAAAGACTTTTCTACTGCTGGTGTAGGAACTTCTTTAAGAAAAGGAATGGATAGTAATTTAGAATGGGCGGTTCCTTATTGGCAAGATTCAGTATTAGATAGAGTTGATATGGCTTTAACTCCTCCTTCTGAGAATGATGGAGATAGATATATTATTATCAATTTAACTTCTACAGTGGTCCATGCTGATTGGGATGGAGCTAGTGAGAATGATATAGTAGAATTTGATTTAGATGCTTCTGCTTGGGTTTCTGTAACTCCTTTCTTTGATATGACTGCTAGATCTCAAGCTGATCTGAATCAATATTACTTTGATGGAACTACTTGGAATGATGTTATAGGTTCTTCTGGGGATGTATCTCAAAGCGGAACTTCTTCTGATAACCAAATAGCTGTATTTACTGCTGATAAAACAATAGAAGGAGATGATAACTTTACTTTTAGTAATGGTCAAATAGAAACTTTCGCAGAGGATTCATCTTCTTATCTTAATTTAAAGAGTTATTCTGATACAGTTCATTGGGCTAATAACTTGTCATTCTATTCAGCTAATGGTACATCATCCACTCCTACGGCTTTATTAAGCGGAGAGGTTATAGGTAAAGTAATAGCTTTAGGACATAATGGTAGTTCTTTTATTAGTGCAGGAAATGATATTACATTTAGTGCTTCTGAGAATTGGAGTGTAGGTAATAACGGAACTCAATTACAAATACGAACAACTTTAAACGGTGCTTCTGGTGCTGCTCAAAGATTATTAATAGATGGTTCAGGAGATATTACATTAGGTAATTACAAATTTGATGGAGATCAAACAGTAGGATCAGGGCAGGATAATTACGTTTTAACCTATGACTATGCTACTGGATTGATTAGTTTAGAAGCTGCTGCTAGTGGTGGGTTAAGCGATATAGTAGATGATGCTACTCCTCAGCTTGGAGGTTCATTAGATGTAAATGGAAATAAAATAGTTTCTGTTAGTAATGGCAATATAGATATAGAGCCTAACGGTACTGGTAATGTATTATTAGGGAATTTTACTTTTGATGCAGACCAAACGGTAGGGTTAGGTCAAGATGATTATGTTCTTACTTATGATCATGGAACTGGATTAATTAGTTTAGAAGCATCAGCTGGTGGTGGTGGAAGCTCTCCTTTAACTACTAAAGGTGATATATATACTTACAGTACTAACGATGATAGATTAGCGGTAGGAAGTAATGGGCAATATTTAATAGCTGATAGTGCAGAGGCTACTGGCTTAAAATGGGGTGATGCTGCTGATGGATTGGTAAAGTACGATGAAGTTACTTCTTTTACAACTGGTAGTAATTTATTTGATGTAAATATAAATGAATCTTTTGCTGTAGGTAGAAATAATAATCTAGGCACAGCTGCTGCAACAACAACAGACTTAGCTGTATTTGGTAATTACTGTAGCGTAGGTAACTTATATAGCTCTAAAGGGGCTATGGCTTTTGGTTATGAGGTTAGAGCAAGTGGATTGTATGCAGGAATAGGTGGAAAAAACAATAGATATGAAACTAACTACGCAGGTGCAGGGAAAGACAATGATACTACTGGACAGTATTCTTGGGCTTTTGGTTTAAACTCAACAGCCAGTGGTTCTTACTGTTTTGTTTTTGGTAACAACTTAACTAATAGCGAGTCTAGTTCATTATTGGCACATCAATTAAGAACTAAAGGGCTTGGAACAACTTCTTCTACAAGTTCTTTAAAAGCACAAGATAATGGAGGAAGTACTACTTTTGAAGTTCAGGATGATGGTGTAGCAGTTTTCAATACATTCACTGTAGCAACATTACCTTCACAAGTTGCAGGAGGATTAATTTACGTATCAGACGAAACTGGTGGAGCAACAATGGCTTTCTCAGATGGCACAAATTGGAGAAGAGTTCAAGATAGAGCAGTAGTAGCATAATAAAAAATAGTAAAATGGCAATAATAAACACAAACATAGCTATTAATTCTCTAGGAGATTCATTAGCTAGTACTTATATCAGAGTAATTTCTAAAGATATTTATGATGGCTCTGTTGATGTTATCCTTTATGTATATAAAGACAAGGCTTCTTTTGAAGCTAACTCATTACCTATACAAGACTTTTTAGACTTGGACTTTAGCCACTTTAATACTGGAAGAATAGCAGATACTAGCAGAGCAAACATCCACAACTTAGTGGTAGCTGAATTAGTTTCTAGAGGTTTTGATGGATCGAAACTAACAATAGATTTATAATGAAAGTGTGCAAGAATTTTTACGTTCATGAGTTAGTAGATAAGGGAACTTATGAGAAGTTTGGAGATTCTTCTATATGGTTTTTAGATCCTAAAGCATTTCCTATATTACAACACTTTAGAGATAGATTTGGATCTACTACAGTTAATAACTGGAAATCTGGAGGTAGTTTAAATTATAGAGGATTCAGACCTATTCATTGTGTAATAGGCGGAACTTATAGCCAACATAGATTTGGAAGAGGATTTGATATAACGTGTAAAGATGCTACTCCTGATGAGATTAGATACGATATAATGAAGAATGAAAAAGCCTATTTAGAGTTAGGGTTAAGTACCATAGAGGATGGTGTTTATGCTCCTACTTGGGTTCATTTTGATATTAGAACAACTGGATTAAATGAGATTAAAATAGTGAAACCATGAAAATAGTAATGTTAATTCAAACAGTATTAAATCTTTCTAAAAGATTTGGAATAGGTTTAGCTGATGTTAAGTACTTATTCAATGCTTTAAAAAAGAATAAGGAAGCTAATGATACTCCAGAAGGAGAATATGATTATGCTAGGTTGCTAGGTTTATCTATCTCAATACTATCTATTATTTTTGGTATATTGTATGCGTTCGGTAAAATCGAGCCAGAAGTATATAACAAACTAATAGAGGTTTTAGATGGTAAGTAAATGGCAAAGCTTTGAGGATTACATATATGCTAATCTTCATCTAGGAGTTAAGCCTTTAGCAAGGAAGATTATTAAAGATAATGGTTTAGATCTTGAAACAGACTTTAACTCTTTATCTTGTTTTATAAAAAGGAGAAAGAATAAACATCATAAAGCTCTCCAAGAGGAATGTGATGAAGTAGGTATTCCTAAAGATTCAGTTAATCATTATTGGTATAAAGGTAAAAACTTTTCTCTCCATGTTAAAGGTGAGGAACAGAAGCTAGAAGAAGAAGATATTAAATCTGCAGTTCTAGGAGCTTTAGAAAATTATTCTAAGCCTTATATAAAGAAACCTAAGAAAACTAATAAGAAAGCTCTTAAAGTAGTTATCTCTGATGCTCATGTAGGTTTAGATCCAGATCCTAATGGAGAAAGTTTATTTAATTACCAATATGGACCAGAGATATTTTATAATCATTTAGATCAAGTTTACCAATCTATATACGATCAAGTAATAAATAATGGATCTTTTGATCTGTTTATATTGGATGATCTTGGAGATGGGTTAGATGGTTATAATGGATTCACAACTAGAGGAGGACATAAGCTGGACCAGAACTTAACTAACAAAGAGGCTTTTAACACTTATGTTAAAGGCAAGTACGAGCTTATTAGAAGAGTAGTAGAGTTAGGAGTAGCTAAGAAATATATTATTAGGAATGTTTCTAACTGTAATCATGGTGGAGATTTCGGATGGACAGCTAATAGATGTATAGAATTAATGATTGAACATTCTATTGAAGCTGATATAGACTATGATATTATAGATAATTTTATGAAGCATTATGAATGGGGTAACCATACATTTATATTAACTCATGGGAAGGATAAAAAGTTCATGAATCGTGGGTTACCTATTACGCTAAATGATAGAGCTATTAACTTTATAAATGATTATATAGATCATTACGGTATTAACTCTAAATACATCCACGTAGAGAAAGGAGACCTTCACCAAGTAGCTTACCAGAGGACCAAGAAATTTGATTATAGAAATTATATGAGCTTTGCTCCTCCTTCTGCATGGGTAACTCATAACTTTGGAGATTGTTATAGTGGTTTTAGTTTACAGATCGTACCTAAAGAAACTAATTTAATTCAACATATAGATTACTTTTTTGACCTGGTTAAAGGGTAGTTGATTGGGTTTTTTGTTGTTGGGTGAGAGGGAGTTATATGCTCCCTTTCTTTTTGTCTAATCTTTCTTTATAAAAAAAGTATAAAAAAAATGTAACAAAATTATAAAGCATAAAGTATAATAGTTATATTTGATAAACAAAGAAAAAAAAGAAGGTTATGAAAGCAATATTAAAAGTAAGATTATCATCAGTATTAGACAAAGGAGATAAGGTAGATGTTATTTCTAATGATGGTGAATGGGCAAAGATCAGAAGAGATTATTGGCAATCATGGATAGAAACTAAATATTTGACTATATGCGATTAACAACAGTAGGAGACAAGATTAGAGTTTATTACAAAGGCGAAGAGTTCACTTTTGAAAAAACAATTAAGAATTTTAAATTATCAAACATTATAAAAGAAGTTAAGATATGGACATCAAGCAAGTAAGTATGTTATTAGATAGGATTATAGCTAGTAATCCTTATTCAAGACCAATAGATGAGTTGGACCAAAAAAAGTTTGGTGATAGCTTTATGCTAGGAGTATATAGATCTAGATTAGAGATGTTATTAAACGATTTAGAAAACCTTAAAAATATTTTAGATCATGAATAATTTAGATAAAGTAACAGTAAATTTCCCTCTTAGTAAACAAGCTAAAGAGGAGATAAACCAAATAGCTAAAGCTATGGGATTAAAAAAGCAGTTCTTATTAGAGCAATTAGTAAGAGAAGGATTAGTTATTTACAAATCAAAACATAGACTGTAATGGATTTAAAAGAATTAAAGAAGATTATCCCATACAAGTGGAAAGTTCAAACTTGTAATGATTATGGATTTACAGCAGTAGCTTATATAGATGCTAGAGATCTTATGGATTTATTGGATGATGTAGTAGGTCCTGAGAATTGGCAAACAAATTACAGTGAGCATAAAGGGAATCTATATTGTAAGCTAGGAATTAGAATTAATGATTCATGGGTATGGAAAGAAGATTGTGGAACTGAGAGCTTTGCAGATAAGGAGAAAGGAGAAGCTTCTGATGCGTTAAAGAGAGCAGGAGTTCAATGGGGAATAGGGAGGTTTCTATATTCTCTACCAATAGTTAAGATGGGTAAAGAATATGTAAGTAAAGGAAATAATGGTAAGAATCAGCCATACTCTCCTAAGACTGGAAGATTCTTATCTAAGGATCAGATAACTGAATTATGTAATGCTAAGATTAAAGCATGAATTGTAGATAAAATTCCTGAATATTTAAAAAAAGATTTTAAAATTACTTCAATAGAAATATTATGAATAACAAACTAACAACACAAAAGGCTATAACTAAAACTAGCCAAGAAGAATTAGCTGAGCAGATAAGCCAAGACTTATTAGAAGGATCAGTAGATATATTAGATGCTTACATCAGGCTTAAATCTATGGAAGAGGTTATTAAGAAAGTTAAATCTAAAGTAGAAGATGAAGCTATTAATGAAGCTTATAAGTATGGCAAAGGAGAACATGAAGCTTACGGAGTTAAATTCCAGTCTAATGAAGGTAGAAGAACTTTTGATTTCTCTGGAGATGCTGAGTATTTAAGATTAAAAGAAGAGTTAAAAGAAAGAGAAGCAATGTTAAAAGCTCTACCTTATGAAATGGTAGATCCTGAAACTGGTGAAGTAGCTACTCCTCCTAATATTAAATATTCTAAATCAAGTATAAGTATTAAATTTCCTAAATAATTTTACTATATTTGTAAAACTGCGATCTCACATTATAGCAGGAAGATATAATTTAAAGCCTTGTAGCAAAGTAGGAAGTGAGATCCCTATGGAGTTGCAGGGCTTTCTTATTTTTAAATTATTATTATGGCAAAAGATTTACCTTATTTCCAGTTTGAGCCAAGCGAGTATTTAGCTGGAGATATTAGTATATGCTCATTAGAATCTCAAGGGGTGTTTATTAATTTATGTTGCTTATATTGGCAAAAAGAATGTGAGCTAGGCTTAAGCAAGGCTTTAAGGAGATTTAAGCAAGGCTTAATTCAAGAGTTAATAGATGAGGATGTTATAAAAGTTGATGAGGATCAGATAGTTATAAGCTTTTTAGACGATCAATATAATACTATATCAGAAAGAAAGAAGAAGCTTTCAGAAGCAGGAAGGAAAGGAGGTAAGGTATCTAAGCCTAAGCCACCCTTAAGCGATACTAAAGCCACCCCGAAGCATTTAGAGAAGAGAAGAGAAGAGGATAGTAAAGAAGAAGAAATAAAAAAATATAATAATACTAGTATAAAGATGAAGCCTAAAGCTTCTCCTCTCCATCAAGATTTAAAGAAAGATTTTTTAGAGTATTATTTAGATCAAACTGGGAATGAGTTTTTTTGGACTGCAAAAGAAGCTACAAACTTAAAACAGTTAATCTCTAAACTTACTTTCTCAATAGAAGAGAAAAAAGAAAAAAGTTCCGCTAAAAAAGAAAAAGCTACTGATGAGGAAATAGTTTCAAGTTTTAGGATTATATTAGAAAATCTTCCTCAATGGATCAAAGAAAAAACTTTTACAGTAGCAGGAATTAATTCTCAATACATGAACATATTAAACGGCATAAAGAATGGACAATCAAAACAAATTAGCAACGAGCCAACAGATGAAGAGATCAGAGCTAAATGGGCAAGGATCTTGGGAGAAGAATAACCTTCCAGCTCAAATCCATAGAACAAGCTTAAAGATTAGAGATATTCAAGCTGATGGAATGCTAAACCTGGAGAAGTCTTTAAGAGAGATCTGTAAGATAGTAGGATTAAGAAGGGAGCAAAGCCAAGAGGATATAACTAGAGTACTCCTATTTATCAAAAATAATTACTCTGATCTTTCTATCCAAGGTATAAGACAAGCTGTAGATTACGCTTTAACTGGTAAAATAGAAGCACAGTTGGAACATTATCAATCTTTGGATATAAAGTATATCTCTCAAATTTTAAACGCTTACAGAGAGCATATAAGAAAATCAGAGTTAGAGCTTAGGAAATTAGAAAAGCAAAAAGAAACTGAGGACCAGATAAAAAAAGATATGAATAAAACTCCAGAAGAAAGGAAGGAAGAATGTAGGATAGCTTATGAAGGATTAGCTAAATACGTAGAGATAAATAATTCTTTACCTATTGGATGGGATTGGATTGGAGCTTATTGGTATATGGAAGCTAATGGATTAGTAACTACTGATGTAGAGGAAAAGAGAATGTTTGCTGATTATGTTAGAAACATGATCGAGAATGAGAAGAAAGATGCTATTGCTACTGGTGGGTTAATGGCAGGAAGAGATATAGAGAAAGTATTAAATAATAAACTGGACTTTGCTCATAGATGCAGAATAGAGATGGTTAAGAGTTATTTCAAACAAAAATTAAATAAATAGAATGAGTTATTTTAACACAACAAACGAAGAGAAGGATTTAAAAAAATATCAAAGAAAAGCTAAATCTCAAGATAAAGTTATCTTAGAATTTTTTAAATTGCATCCTTACACAGTTTATTCTCCAGATTATATAATGGATGAACTTGGTTTAAAATGTCCTATTACATCTGTTAGGAGATCAATTAGCAATCTAACAAAACAAGGAAAGCTAGTTAAGACTGATAGAAAAGTTTTAGGTAAATATGGAAGATTAACAAATACTTGGAAATTATTATGAGCAAAAGAAAATGTAGATCTTGTCAGCAGAGATTAGATTTAGATCAATTTGATAAAACAGCAAACGGAAACTATAAATATAAATGCAGAAGGTGTTTAGAGATTTCTGAGGTTAATGCTTGGATGAGAAAACCTAAAGGCTATAACTGGTTGTTAGGATATGTAATAAGGGAGTTATAATATGAAAGAAATTTGGAAAAGTATTAAAGGGTACGAAGGATTATATGAAGTATCAAATTTAGGTAATGTGAAATCTTACTGGTTTAAAAATCCAAAAATATTAAAAAAGAGGGTTGGTAAGAGAGGTTATTTAATAGTTGATTTAGTAAAAGAATCTAAAGGTAAAAGAAAAGTATTTAGTGTTCATAGGTTAGTAGCAGAAGCATTTATAGATAATGTAAAAAATAAGCCAGTTGTAAATCATATAGATGGAGATAAAACAAATTCTAACGTATCTAATTTAGAATGGTGTACTTATAGTGAAAACTCTAAACATGCTTATGATACAAGCTTAAATAGATCTTTAGATAATTTTATTGGAAAACAAAGTAAGATTGTTTTAGATTTATCTACTGGAGTTTATTATGATTCAATTAAAGAAGCTTGTGATGTTCTTGGGTTGTTAAGAACTACGTTATCTAGATATTTATCTGGTCAAAGAAAAAATAAAACAAATTTAATTTTAGTATGATATATTCAGTTGATTGGAATGGGCAACATATTAGTTTAAATGATTGGTATTCCGGGGGGAATCATTGGACTGTAAGAGACACAATGAAACGTAGATGGCATCAAATATTTAAGGAAGTATTAGAGCCTTTAGATATGCCTAAATTAATAGAGTACGAACTTGAACTTGTTTATAACTCTAGATTAGATCCTACGAATACTATTACAATGGTTAAGTTATTTGAGGACACAATGAAAGATCTAGGATTAATTATAGATGATTCTAAAAAATATTGTAAAAAAATAACTTTATTACCTAACTTAGAAATGAAGAACAAACATTATATAATAAACATAAAGAAGATAAGATGAAGATTTTAAATTTATACGCTTGTTTAGGAGGTAATAGATACAAGTGGAACGAAGTAAAAGATGATATTCAAGTAACAGCAGTTGAATACGACCCTGAATTAGCTAAACTATACCAGGAAAGATTCCCTAACGATACTGTTATAGTAGCTGATGCTCATCAATATTTATTAGAGCATTACAAGTATTTTGATTTTATTTGGTCAAGCCCTCCATGCCCTACGCATAGTAGAATCCAACATAGCATGAAAACAACAAGAAAAATGCAATATCCAGATATGAAATTATATCAAGAGATTATTTTTTTAAATACTTTTTTTGAAGGTAAATATTGTGTAGAAAATGTAATATCATATTATACTCCATTAATACCAGCAAAAGAAAGAGGTAGGCATTTATATTGGACTAATTTTAATTTACCAACAATATTAAGTACAAGAAAAAATCCAGATTTGTCAAGAACAAAAAATTTAATATGTGCATTGTCAAATTATCATGATTACGATTTTAATAAATACAAAGGAAATCAAAGAGTAGATAAAATAGCTCGAAATTTAGTTGATTATGAAGCAGGGAAGACGATATTTGAAATAGCTTTAGGAGTTATAAGAAAACAAGATATTACACAAACAGAATTATTTTAATTATGATAGAAGAGAACAGTTACGTTTTAAGTTTAGCTTTAGAGATAGCTAATGCTTATTCAAAAGAAGAGATTGAAAAGATGATAGAATCTAAAACATCTCCAAAAGGAATGAATCTAAACAACTATATTCTGGATTTAGTATGTAGTGTTATGGAGGTAAATGTTGAAGATGTTAAAAAAAGGTCCAGGAGATATGAGATTAACCTATCTAGACAAATGGTTATGTACTTTATAAGAAAGTTTAATGAGACTATAAGCTTAAAAGGAATAGGAATATTTTTAGGTAATAGAGATCATTCAACTATTATAAATGGCATAAGACAAATGGAAGGCTATTTATATTTAGATGATGTTAAAAGAAAGTTTGATTTTATTGAAGGGCAAATAAAAGCTACTTTAGAATGCAAGATTTAAGAATAACTTTTATAACTGGTATGTGGAAGAGACCAGAAGTATTTGAGATGTTTGCTAAAGGGATAGAGAAAATTCAATCTCAATGGAGTAATATGGATATTCAATGCGTAGTAGCAGGATCAGAGGGAGTACATTCCAGAAGCTTATGCGAGAAGTATAATTTTTACTACATAGAAACTCCTAACCAGCCATTAGCTAGGAAAATGAATACAACAGTAACTAAGGCTAAAGATTTAGAATCTGATTACGTTATCTGTTTAGGATCTGATGATATTATACATCCAGATTTATTTGCTAAATACCTTGAATTAATAAATGATGGTTATGATTATATAGGGGTAACTGATTGGTATTTTTACGACACTAATACTAAAAAATCTTTATACTGGGGAGGATATAAAGAGAAATGGAGGAAAGGACATACTTGTGGAGCAGGTCGAGTTTTATCTAAGTGGTTATTAAATAAATGGGATTGGAAAATATGGGAAGATCAGCAGAGCCATATACTAGATAACTCAATGCAAGATAAACTAAATAATACTGGACATAGATCATATACATTCAGTTTAAAAAAGGAAGGATTATACGGATTAGATATAAAAAGTTCTACTAATATGACTCCTTTCAAAAAATGGGATAATGCTAACTATATAGATACTAATGCTTTAAAAGGGGTATTTGATTATGTGTGGAATTAATGTAGTAATAAACGGTACTCATAAAGAGATAGAGTTAATGACTTCTGCTACTTCTAAAAGAGGAGTATCTAATTATTTCTACAAAAAAGATAATATTCATGTAGGATTTAATTGGCTTCCTATAACAGATGATACTAATCCTCCTCCATATACAGCTGGTAAATATCATGTATGGCTTAATGGTTATATCTCAAACTATAAAGAGTTAATTGATAAATATAATCTGAATCCTAAATCAAAATGTGATAGTGAAGTTTTAGCATTATTTATAGATAAGTTCGGATTCGATAAGCTACAAGAGCTTAATGGATTTTTTTCAGTAGTTGTATTAGTAGGAGGAAGGATTCATACCTTTACGGATAGATATGGAATAAAACAGCTTTATAACTACAAGGAAGGGAATACTCATTACATAAGCTCAGAGGTTAAAGGGATATTAGCTGTTAAGGATTTAGAATTAGATACTATTGCTCTAGCTGATTGGGAATATAGCTTGGGAATAATGACAGATAATACTATCTACAAAAATGTTTATAAATCTAAGACTTTAAGCTTTCAAATTCCCATGAAAATAGATATACCTTATGATGAAGCTAAGGAGATATTAGAGATTAAACTATTAAGATCTTGTTTTAGAAATAAATACAAAGAGGATGGAGTATTTCTATCTGGAGGAATAGATTCAGGAATACTAGCTAAAATATTAAATCCTAAATACAGCTTCTCTATGGATTACCTGGACCAAAGAAGTGAGATAGATAACATAAAGCTTAACTCAATAGGAGAGCATTATACTATGATCCATAACGAAGGATTTTATAATAAATATAAGGATCAAGCAATAAATGCTTTAGATGATCTAAAAGCAGGATCTTGTTATACTAATTACGCCATATCAGAGCTAGCTTCTAAATTTTGTAAAGTGGTTTACTCAGGAGCTGGAGGTGATGAGATATTTAATGGATATACTCATAGATATAATAAGCCAATAGGAGAAGTTATATGTAGGAATAAAGAAGCATTAATCAAAACAAAAAAGGAAATAAGCCATAAAGAATATGACTGGAGATTCTTAAAAGGGATATTAATAGTAGAGGATAGAATGGGAGGAGCTAATACTTTAGAGACAAGATATCCTTTACTAGACAATGATTTAGTCGATTTTTGTTTATCTTTACCTAATACTTATATCAATAATAAACGTATATTAAAAGATGTATCTGGATTAAATGATGAGGTTATTAATGGAAAGAAGAAAGGGTTCAGTAATCCTATTACCAATAAAGAATGGATAGAAGAAGTTTTAAGAGTAAAAGGTATTATTAAATAATGATTATATGCAAAGCTATCTAAAAGATAATATAACTAACATAGTAATATTGATATTTGTAACTGGAGGATTATATTCTGAATTTAGGATGATGAAAGCTCAACTAGAAAATATAGAGGAAAGACTAGATAAGAAGATTAAGATTATAAATGAATTAGACAAACGATTAGATAAATTAGAAAGATGAGACTAGAAAACGGAACATTATTAGAAGTAGGAAAGAAGTATAAAAGCGCACAGTGGCATAAAGGATTTGTAACTATAACAGCATTGGGTAGAGATTCATTCTTAGGGATTTATTCAAAGGTTGTAGATGAAACTGGATTGCCTAGCGAAGATACTTGGTTTATTAATGAATCTTGGCTTCCTTACGAAGAAGAGAAAAAAGATAAGTGGTATAAGGTTTTAGAGCAAAGATCAAGGATTGCCGATATTCCTGAAAATAATGAGTATGATAAAGTAATCATATTTACAACAGAGCCTGGACTTGAAGATATAATCCTAAGAGAATGGGATTCTAAAGAACAAATGATCAACGATTTAAAGAAGTAACAATGAGAAGAATAGTAGATAATAGCGTAAGACCTAAGATCTTAAAAGATTGGATTAATAAGGGAGAAACTTATCAAGTATTAGCAGATAGGTATAAGGTTAGTAAATTCTTAGTAGGATCTGTTATTCAACAATACTTAAATAAGAAAGTAAATGATTATAGAGGAGGTAAATAAGCTTATAGATTCTTATGAGAGATCAATAGAGAGCCAAAACTTATCCGGCTTAATTGCTTTAAGAGATAGGTTAGCTATTAACTCTTATAGATTAGCTCAGGAATCCTCAGAAATGAAAAGAGACTATAACCAAAGCTATTTTATTAGGAAGATAAGCATTAACAAATCTACTCAAGGATTTATAACAAATAAGAAACTACCAAAAAATAAAGCAGAAACATTATCTTTAATAGAGAATGAAGAGATTTACGCTAAGGAGATAGAATTAGAATCTATGGCTTATCAATATGATCTATTACTAAGGCAAGTGAATAAGATCTTAGAGGCTATGGCACAAAGAATAAGTTACTTAAAAACAGAGAAAGAAAATGTCAGAGGATAAAAGACCAGTAGGAAGACCAAAGATAACTTTGGAAGACCTACCTAAAGATTGGGAAAAGAAAATATTAAAGGAAGCAAAAGAGGGAGCTTCTATTGTAGAGTTAGCTGTATTACTTGAAATAAGTAGAGGTACTTTCTATGATTTAGGTGAAAGAGATGAGTATTTTTTAAACACCATAAAAAAGTGCAAGAGATTAAGTGAGGTATGGTGGTTAAAACAAGGGAGGAAACAACTAGAAAATAAAGACTTCTCTTATACGGGCTGGTACATGAACATGAAGAATAGATTTGGATGGGCAGATAAGCAAGAAACCAAGCAAGAAACAAGTAGTAAGATAGAGATCAAAGTAGATAAGCAATCTGATCTTAATATAGATGATTTCTTAAATGATTAATGGAGTTTACAACAGTATATAAAAAGAATACTGATGCTATTAGATCCAGTAGGATAGTAGTTAATCAAGGAGGAACATCTTCTAGTAAGACCTATTCTATTCTCCAACTACTATGGATGATAGCTTATAAATCTAAAAAGAGATTACTTATATCTATTGTATCTGAATCAATGCCACATCTAAAGAGAGGTGCAATGCGGGATTTTGAGAACATACTTAAATCCAATAATCTATATGATAGATCAAAACATAACAAAACAGATAATAGTTATGAGGTAGGTAATAGCTTGATAGAGTTCTTTAGTGCTGATAATGATTCTAAGCTAAGAGGTGCTAGGAGAGATATATTATATATGAATGAGTGTAATAATATGTCTTATGAAGCCTATAACCAGTTAGAAGTTAGGACCAAGAAATTAGTCTTATTAGACTTTAATCCAGTTGCTTCTTTCTGGGTACATGAGAAAGTTCTCCCTCAGGATGGAGTAGCATTTATTAAATCTACCTATAAAGATAATGAGCATTTAGATCCTCAGATAATTAAATCTATTGAAGCTAGACAGTTTACTGATCCTAACTGGTGGAAAGTATATGGGTTAGGTGAAGTAGGAAGTTTAGAGGGAGTTATATTTCAGAATTGGAATACTACTAAAGATTATCCAGAAGAATATAAGTGGAGAGTTTATGGTCAAGATTTTGGATTTACTAACGATCCATCTGCTTTAGTTGAGGTTAGATTTGCTAATGGAGAGTTATGGATCAGAGAGCTTATACATCAAACTAATCTTACTAATTCAGATCTAGCAGAAAGATATAGGTTATTAGAGATAGGTAGTAGAGATGAGATAATAGCAGATTCAGCAGAGCCTAAATCAATAGAAGAGATCAAAAGAATGGGGTTCAATATTAAACCAGCGAATAAAGGAAAAGATTCTATTGTTAATGGGATAGATATACTCAAAAGATACAAGATGAATATCCATATAGATAGCGTTAATGTAATCAATGAGCTTAGGCATTACCAATGGCAACAAGATAAGGATGGGAAATACTTCAATAAACCAATTGATAACTTTAACCATACATTAGATGCTATTAGATATGTAGCTCTAAATAAGATAGGTAATCCTAAAGGAAGGATTAGATATGCTGGATAATTTCTTAATGTGGGTTTAATTATTTAGTTTAGTAAAACACATTAAAAAAGAGATATGGCTTTAAGTAACCAATGGAATAACGAAAACACAATTTATAACAATACTGTTAAACATAGAGATATGAGTAAATTAATATATAGAGGCAATAAAGGTTTTGAGGCGTTTGTTGTTGGGGAAACTGAAGATACTTGGAAAATAGAAGGCAATGGAGTTAAGTGTTCTGTTTGGAAAAACACAACAAAAAGTAGAATTATAAAGGTTTCATCTGATTACGTTTTAAGATAATGAATAACCAAAACAAACAGTTATGACAGAAGAAATGATTAAAGATTTATGCGAATGTATGATCTTTTGTAGTATAATTATTACAGCAGGATTAGTTATTAGTAGTTTAAAATAATGTTGGTTATACCCTACAAGGTATAATAAGTAAGATTTGACAATAAAATACACCCGAAAGGGTATAAACCTTATTTATAGTTACGCATAACATCGACATAAGTGCAGTGAGGAACGAATTGCATCTTATGAAGTGTTATGAGCCCTTTTAATGGCTAATTTAATTTCTGTTGCATAGATTGTAATAAATAGAGATATATTTTTTAAGAATTATGTAATAAATATAGGGTTATCAGAGAAAAGAGAAGATATACAAAATGGAAATGTCCTAAATGTAATGATGAATTTATAACAGATTCAAAAGCTAGATGGCAAATGAAATCTTGCAAGGAGGGGTGTACTTCTGTAGATGCAGAGGAACACTATGTTAGATTTATTGGTAATAAACCAACAGTTGTTAGAGAATCAGATGATTTAGAAAGTTTAAAGTAACCTTAGTTATAGAATACTAATTTTTTAGGATATGGATATGAATATTAATTAAAACACCCGATATGGTCTAGTGTTTAGGACGTTCAGCAATGAAAGGGCGTAGGTTAAAATCCTGCTATCGGGTGTCAAATAAGATGAATTGATTGAAAGAAAATAACACAAGAATAAACAAATTTCAGATAATTATAAACAAATCAAAACAGTTAGTATATTTATTACTATATTAGAATCCATAAGCACAAATCTTCTTTATAAATGTTTGGTAATTCTTTCGGGATGTTCTTTTAATAGGGCATCCCTTTTTTTATTAACAATATTTCCATTTATAGGTATTATTATTTATTTTAATACCATGAAAGATGAATACTGGACATACTTAATAATCTACATCCTTATGTTAGGTTCTCTAATATTTATAGGATTATCAACAACAGAAGTAATAAAATTTTTTCTATAATGGAAAGAACTGAGAAGGATAATATTAGACTAGACTTTCAGTATAAGTTTAGGATAAATGATAAAATAGGGTACGAAGGATTCTATTTGCCTTGGGTTAAATTGGTAGATTTTGGACATCATAATTTTATAGGGGAATCTCCAGAAGGGAAAAAAGAGATTTATGATTATGAAAAACCATGGATCAGCTATGAGAAGAAAAAGCGTTAAACAGTTATCCATAGATAAACTATTAAATAAGGTTTATAAGGAGATTAGTTACGAAAGGGATAGAGTATGTGAGGGATGTGGTTCTCCATATCAATTAACTCATGCCCATCTAATAAGAAGATCATGGAGGAGAGACTTGGTTACAGATAAAAGGAATATTGTTTATCTTTGTACTGAGTGCCACGATGTGTTCGATAATAAGCCAAGTCTAAGGCATACATTAGATAATTACGATGTGTGGCTTAAATACATTAAAGAGAAAGATTTAGTATATTACAATAAATTAACTACAAATGAAGACAATTTTAAGTAGAACAGAAAATCCATTATTTAAAGAAGATCCTAAGTACTATGAGTATAAGGTGAAAATAGATGAGGTTAATGATTCACTTCTCCAAGTCTTATATCAAGATCCTACATTAACAATAGATAGATTTTATTCTAGTAGTTATATGAAGGAAAATATAGACAAGAGAAGGAAGTATATTTATTTTTATTCACAAACAAAAAACATCGAAAATGGCGAAGGCAACAATGAAAACTAAATCTGCTAATGAGAGATTCCCTGCAACAGATGAGCAAGATGAGAAAACTCTAAGAGAATTATCTGATGAGAAATTAATCTCTGATACTGATAAAGATGTAACTAGAGTTAAAAAGATTCTAGCTGATAGATTAGCTAAGCTAAGAAAACATTCTAATCCTCCAGCTTCTAAAGTATCTGCATTAGATAAATGTATTAAGGCATTAAGGGTTTTTGAGAATGCTTAAACTACCTTTAATAGATGAAAGAGGAATAGCAATAAAAGCTCCTTCTGAATGGAGAGAAATAACATTAGCTACTTGGATAGAGTTTAGTGAGATGTTGGTTCAGTTAAATAAAGGAGCTTCAATGCTAGAAGATGGAAAGGATCTAAACGAGATGTCTATCCATGAGATAATAGCTACTTATCCTAGTTACGTTATTAAAGTTGTTGGTTTCTGGACTGGATTAACAGATTCAGAGTTAAGCCAATTACATTATGATGTTATAGTAGGATGCTTTACTTTAATATCTAGCGTATTAGAAAAGCCTGAGCCTTTGGAGGAGTTTGGGGGATTCAAGTTTAAGGGTAAGTATTATATGAAACCTAAGACTGTAATTGATATAAATGGTAATGAGGTTTTAGCTAAGAATACATCATTCATTAATATGGTGGAATACTTACAGTTATCTATGCAAGGTCAAAAGGTTGCTGAGAATGTATTTACAGAGATGCCTAAGCAGATTGCTTTATTATTTAAAATAGAGGGAGAGGATTATAATGAAGATGTTGCTTATGCAAGATCAGTTATATTTAAAGATCTTCCTATGGATATAGTATGGCAAATAGCTTTTTTTTTGGACAGCTTGAGAGCTTCATACGAGACTGCTATCCTCAAGTCTTTAACTCAAAATCTGGATCAGATAAAGGAGGTAATAATTGGGGATACTACAATATCATCTATACAGCGATCAACGGTGATCTCTCGAATCTGGAAAAGATTAAAGAGTATAATTTCTACGAGGTAATGGCTTTTATTAGCTATAAAATAGATACGACAAGGAATGACTAAGAAAGTATTAATAATAGCTCCTACGAGTGATAAGAAGCATTATTGTAAGGATAAATGGTTAAGTCATATTCTTAGTATGGATTATCTTTTTTACGATGTGTTAATTGTAGATAATTCAGAAGATCCAGATTATCATAAGAGGGAGTTCATAGATAAAGGTGTTAGATGTATTCATGTAGAGCCTAAAGGTAACGTAGTAGAATATATTACAGCTTCTCAGAATGTAGCATTACAATACTTCAAAGATCATCATATATATGATTATATGTTTATAGTGGAATCTGATGTATATCCTCCAAAGAATGCTATGCAGTATTTAATAAGCTTAGATAAGCCAGTAGTTACTTTGCCATACTTCATAAATTATAGAGATAACCATCCTACTTTATGTTGGCAAATAATGGAGAGTACTTACATTAAGAGGAATACTTTATTAGTGGATGGCTTAATAGCTTTTAATAACTTTGATGGTGGAATTAAGGAAGTGTTTAGTTGTGGGATTGGCTGTACGATGATCCATAGACAAGTATGGGATTACGTAGAAAGTTTTAGATGTGAAACTGGGAAAGGAGAACATATAGAGGATAGATCTGTATTTAGTGATACTTTCTTTTATAGAGATTTACAAAAGCAAGGAATACCAGCTTACATGGATCAAAGCTTTATTTGCGATCATGACTGGTCAGATTGGAATGAACATAAAGATTTTTTATTAAATTAGTAATATGAATAAGAAAGTAGAATTAGTAGAAGATTGGAAATATCATGAGATAGAGTACGATAACCTAAAAACTTTAAAAGACTTTAAAAACCTATTCAAAGGAATGGGAATGAGAATTGGAATAGATCATGCTTCTAAGGATGGTCAGGAAAGATTAGAACTATTATTAAACGACAAATTAATTAAACCTATTGAAGATGAGCAATAAGATAGACCTAGAACAAAAGATCAACGATTACAATACTTTAATTGAGTTATTAGAAAAGAAGAAAGGATTAGTAGAAGCTGGAATGGAAACTGTTGAGGTAGATAGATTAATTGAATCTTATAAACTTGGTATTGAGATTAGAGAAAAGACTAAGTATAGAGATCAATTAATCCCTTTATTGGTCCAAGAGAATCAAAAGCTAGATCAACAGTTACAAGTAGTTAATGATAATTTCCCTAAAGTTATTGAAGCTTTAAATCCTAAATTAAATGAGATGTCTCCAGAAGACCAACAACAATATCTAGGGATTAGAAAGCTCCATAATGAAGGTGGGTGGATTAGTGATATCCAGAGAATACAAGGCTATAGAATCTTAATTACTTACGTTCAAAAGTATGGAGTTGCAGAAGGTAACGATAGTAACGAGGACAGCGAATAGACCTAAAGGTTTTAAAAAGCTAAGGGAAAGTATAGAAGCTCAGACTTATTCTAATATACATCATATAGTTATTATAGATGATATAAATACTTTAGATTACTTAGATCAATATAGAGATAAGATAGATCTTTTAATTGTAGATAAAGATGAGATCCTTTCAGAGCCAAGAGGTATTAATCCTAATACTGGTCCATACTTTCCATATAACCTATATATTAACAAAGCCTATCCTCATATAAAGGAAGGCTTTTTTTATGGTATAGATGACGATGATTATCTACTGGATGATAATGTTATATCTGATCTGGTAGAAGCTGGAGGAGAAGACATATTAGTACTAGGTAGGTTTCAGCTAAACAATGGTACTATAATTCCTTTAGACAAGCATTTTGGCAAGAAGCCTCAGATATGTAGAATAGGAGGGAGCTGTATGTTCTTTCATTCTAAATGGTTACACTTCGCTAAGTTTGATTGTTATAAATGCTCTGATTTCAGGGTAATTAATAGGTTATTCCATCAAGTTCCAGAGGTTAAATACTTAGATAGGGTATTAATGAGATGTGGAAATAATGGAGGATTAGGTAAAAAGAAGGATATATAGTTCCTTACATTATGTTAGACAAATACGATATAATTCAATAATATTAAAGGATACAAAAGATTAAAAAATATGGGGCATTACGGATATATAAGTAAAAAAGCAAGAGTTCACCATACAGCAATTATTGAGGGAGATGTATGGATAGATGAGGATGTGGAGATTGGTCCATATTGTGTAATAGGAACTAGAGGAGAATATAATAACGATAAGCCTAGAAATGGGAAAGTAATAATTAGAAAAGGAGCAGTTATAAGAGAGCTTACTACTATTCAAGTTTCTGTTGATGGTAATCCTACGGAGATAGGAGAAGACTGTTATATTATGAATAAATGCCATATAGCTCATGATGTTAAGGTAGGAAGAGGATCAGTTATTTCTACTGGAACTATTATAGGTGGATGGTGTAATATCGGAGAGAGGGTTAATATAGGTTTAGGTACTGTTATTCACCAAAGGAAAGATATAGGCAGAGGAGCTATGATAGGAATGAATAGTACTATAACTAAAGATATTCCTCCTTATTTAACCGTATCTGGTTCTCCTGCTAGAATAATGGGATTGAATAAGATTGGCTTACATAGAATGGGAGAAGATGCCAGGATAGTAGATGATCTTGATTATCATTTCTTCTTTTGTTTAAAGGCTAAACAAGGCAAAGAGGGTAATAAATTAATGGAAGATATATACCAGTTTTATCATGACTATCCTAAAGCCTTAGACAAGCTTAGAGGGGAATAATTATTTATAACCATAAATAACTAAACAAGGATATATAAAAATAGTATATTAAAGTTATGGCTGATTTCAGAGATATTAAAAATGAATTTAAGCTTATTGCAGAAGCTCAAACTGGAATAAGTAGTTTTGAGTATGGTAGAAAATTTGAGCTAAATGCTTATAGAAATAATGCAGTTCCTATATTTTTGCTATTTAAACAACCAACAATTTCTCCTCTTAATAGAACAAGGAAGAAAAAAGTTTATTCTGTACAGTTTGGAATTTATACAACTTATACGGAAGCGGAGAGAATAGCAGGAACAGAATATGAGGATAAACAAGCTGATCTAGAAAATTTAGCTGAGCAATTTTTAAGAGAGCTTTATAATAGATCAATAGGTAATACTGCTGAATCTACATCAACAAAAGATTGGATAATCTCTGATGAGGTTAGTGGAATATTCCAAGAGCAAGTAGGAGTTGATGGTTTAGTAGGTTTAGAAATAACTATACCTATGGAGGTTTTTAGTGATTGTGATGAAGGTACATTTAGTTATTGATGGAATTGATAGAAGGGCATTACATAGAATGTATAGATTGGATAATGATAGGTAGTTTATCAGATGATAGACAACTTATGATTCCTATTCCCTTTAAAGTAGATGTATTAGGTGAACATATCTTAAATCTAAACTAATGTTATCAGCAGAAGCTAGAGCCATATTAGAGAGGTTAGCAGATTATTTAGCTGGTCAGATTGGACTAGAGTTAGTAGCTCAAGGACATAATAATACTGGTACGCTTATAGAATCAGTGAGAGTTGATCTAGTGGAGACATTAACTGGAGTTGTTTTAATAGCTTCTAATTTAGATTATGGTCAATATATTAATGATGGGCGAAAGCCTGGAACAATGCCACCAGTATCAGCTTTGGCTAAATGGGTAATGCAGAGAGGGATAGCTTCTGAACAGAGAGAGGTTAATAGTATAGCTTGGGCAATAGCTATAGCGATAAAGAAACAAGGTTCACCAACTAGGGGAGCTTATAAGTATTCTAAAAATGGTAAGAGAACTGATTGGATAGGTCAGGTGTTAGAAGCGAATGAGAGAATAATAGTAGAGCATATAGAACAAGCTTCTATTGTTGAGGTAGAAGTTAAGTTTAATAATGTTATAATAAACATGGATAAACTAATAAAATAATGGCAACGGAAAGTAGTGTAAGTTTAACGGATTGGGATATAGATTATCCAGTAAAGAAATCAGCTTTAGGGGTGTTTCATCCAGCTAAAAGGATGTTAGTTTATACAGCTACATATACTGGAGGGAATGATATTAAAAGAGCTAAGGTTAGAATTTTAGTAGATGGAGTAGAAATTAATAACGGATCTGAGTTAATAGTTGATCCAGATTTAGGTTCAAATAATGTATTTACTTTTGATATTTCTGGAATAGTTAAGAATTATGTTAGCTCTACTAAGCCAACATTAGGTACAGCTACCGGTACTGCTATTTCAGATAATAATAACACTAATGATATTACTTTAAGTATAGCAGATGTAAGTTTAGTTTCTACTGTTTTAACTACTGGAACTTACAGAACTATGACTTCTGCTGATGAGATCTGCGTAGTTAATGGAGGATATGATGATTCTAAGATTCATGAGGGAACTTTAATAGATACTGATAATGATGGATTTAAGTTATTCCCTTATATGACTAATAGACCTTTAAGAATTAGATCAACTATAACGGATGATATTTTTATAGGTGGATTTAAGGATACTTATTGGAGTGATGTTGATATAGATGTTACTACTTATATAGGAGGATCAAGCGAAAATACCTATTCTACTACAATAGCTTTATCTAGTTTAGATGATTCTTATTATGTTGCTGTTGGTCCAGCTAATATAGAAGCTCAAGATCCTACGGTAATTACAGATTCTACTACTCATTATACTGTTAGACTTAGATTTGATTTCTTAGTAGGTAAGACTTATACAGTGGTAATAGATAGAGACTGCTCAGATTCTTATACTCAATTAGCTTTCTTAAATGAGTATGGATTTTTTGATTATGTTAATTTTAGAGGGGATAAGATCAGAAAAATTAAAGTTAATCATGGATACGCTGAGAAGCCTAGAACATTAGCTAGAACATCCACGATAACAGATAGATTAAAAGAGAGTACTGGAGTTAGATATGATATTAACTACGAGATCTCTACTGGATTAACCAAGAAAGAAGAAGCTTTATGGTTAGAAGAGCTGTTTACATCTCCAGAGGTTTACGTTATTGAGAATGGTAATTACTTTCCTATTGAGATATTAGACCTAGAAACAACAACAGAAGATAAGAATAAGGATATAGTTAATGTAGGGTTAGAGTATAGATATATAGAAAACAGAAGATAGATGGGATTAGAATTAAGGATATTAACTGATGAATCTACTAATACTGGATTTACTTTAGACATTAACCAAGATGAGGACTTTCCATTAGCTCTTAATTTTGGAATAGCAGAAATACAAGATATAGGTAAAACTAAATCTACTTTCTCTAAAACTTTTAGAGTTCATGAGACCGTAGAAAATAATAAGAATCTTAAATCTATTTACTACACTTCTACTTCTGATGATAGTGGAGTTAAGGCTACAAATGTAGCTTTTATAATAGAAGATGGTACTCCAATTTGTAAAGGTTATGTTAGGATTAAGAATGTAATAGAGACAGCTAGAAGGAGAGAATATGAGTTTGTATTCTTTGGATCTAATTTCGCTTGGATTAAAAAGTTTAGAGAGTTAAGCTTACAAGATTTAGATTTTAGTTCTGATAACCATACTTTTAATGTTGCTAATATTAAGGCTTCATGGGATGATGGATCTGGCAATCCTGCTGATGCTGATGATAGAAGTTATATTTATCCTATAATATCTTACGGAACTTGGAAAAAAGATTATCCTAAATTTGATGAACTTAGACCAGGAGTATTCCATAAGTCTATATTAGATAAGGGTTTCGAAGTATTACTAGATTCAACGGTAGAAAAATATAATATTAATTCTACTTTCTTAAATGGAACTTATTTTAAGAGGTTGTTCATGCCATTCTCTGTGGGTGAATTTAAGAGCGATCAGAACAAAGGGAGTAGTAATTATGAAGATATGAAGGCTACTTTATCTTCTCAGTCTTGGTCAATAGTTCACAATCCAGAAATAAGAGGAACAGATACTTATGATGAAAGAGGTTATATAAGTGGGTTTACAGTAGAGGAAGGATTAACCCAACAGAACGCTTTTAAAGACGCTTTCTTTAATGGTATTGGAGCTGCTGGGTTAGATGGGGTAATAATCAATAATGGAGTATATACAATTACTGTAAGAGCTACAATAACTTACACTGCTTTAAATATACCTGAGCTAACTAACCATACTCCTCCAAGAGTTGTTAATGTTCCTTCTGGGTATAAGACAATCAGTATAGATGCCTATAAAAGTGATGAGTTTAGTGATAATAACCTGGTTAGATTAGGAGGAGCAAGTTTCACTCCAAGTAAAACAAATAAAAGTAAAACTATTGAATTTACTGTTGATAATGTTAGTAAATCAAATATTGATTCTGGAGATTATAAGAGGATTAGCTTTAGATGGAGGACTGAATATAGTGGAGAACAGAAGTTTAAATATGATTTAGAAATTAGTAATGTAGTAGTATTAGCTACAAAAAAAGAAAGCGTAGTAGTAGGACATACTATTAATATAGCTAATACTTTACCAGATATTAAGTTAAGTGATTACTTTAAAGGGTTATCTCATATATTTAACTTATATGTAGATACTGATGAATGGTCCAGAGAAATA